GCCCTCCCAAAAAACGAACATTCGTTCGCTCGTCGTTTGTTTCGCTTTGGTTGAGTATTTGGTTTCGTGTTTGTATTCGCTGGGCGTCGCGTTTGTTTTTGAATGTTGCTCCGCGTGAACTATTGCAAGGCTTACACGATGGGATCATGTTGTCGAGCGATGAGTCACCGCCAGCCGCAATTTCCAATAAATGATCGGCGGTTGTTGCCGGTCGTTTTCTGCACCAATGGCAGATCGGCCCGTCGCGAAGGATTAGTTCGCGGTTCTTTTTGTATTGTGTCGAATCGTATTCGCTGGGCTTGCGTGTCATTTGCTAACGCGCTTCGCTTGTTCTAGCGCGGCGCTTGCGCGCCTTGCTCTCGTTGTTTGTTTGTTGTTTGTCATGTCGGGCTCGACTCTCGCGTGTTGTTTGTTATCTATGTTTAGTTTAGTTGTAGGTCAAATGAGGTAATGATCCTCCCACCGTATAGCCCTTTACGGTTCCCAATTTCATTAACTCTCGCTCGATTATGTTTACGAGCCGCCTCGACGCTTTGCCCGTTTCATTTCGTCTCGCATGATTCGGAGCGCGCCGATCTACCCGACTCACGCCGTGTATTCGACCTAGACGCGACTCATAGGCAGATCATGGACCGTCAAGCGGTCGGGCCTTTAACGGGCTATCTAAAAGTTTGAAAGAGTGTAGAGAATATATTCCATGTCCGAAGGTTTCCAGACGCTATTGAACGTCGCGCTTACGTCGAACGCCATTAACCAGCGCTTTTGAAGTGGAGAAAGTTTTCCCTTCTCGGCTTTTAATTCGACTGCGAGGATTTTTCCGCTTACTGGGTGAACCATTAGCAAGTCTGGGAAGCCAGCGTCGCCTTGAATGTGTGTCGCCCATTTGCCGCGCGAGTTTTGCGCCGGTAGGTCATGGTGAATTAACCAGCCGTAACGCTTCGCAATAGAAATAACGACGTTCTTGAATTCGGCTTCGGTCATGTTTTCGCGCGGTTTCATTAAAGCGATTCCGACCATATTTTTTCGGATAGGTGATTTATCGCCCATCGAATCTTTTGTTTTGCTTTGTCTTGTTCGTCGCGCAATTCAAGATAAATGGCTTGAAGTTTTTCTATTGCTGTAATCATTTCTAAAAGTGTCATTTGAGGGCCTCTATAACTTGACTTGCTTCGTGGGACTTTAATAGTTCAAGGACCGCGTCATCGCGGCCGACTGTACGTTGAATGAATTCCAATAGCCGAAGGTCGTCCATGCCGGCGTCTTTGGCAAGCTTTGAAATGTAGCCCGTTTGTTTTGGGGTCGCGAAAGCGCCTCTTGGGGTATGGACTGGAGTACCGCCAGACGCGCTAGGACGCTCCGAGACGCCCGTTTGTCGTGTTTGTGGGCCTCTGGCTACCTTTTCCATTTCCTCGCGCGAAGGCCGTTCACCGGTCGAGGCTATGGGCGAGTTCTGGATCATGCGGCCGATCGCCGACGTTTCCCCGTTTTCGACATGGCTTGTTTTATTGACCGGCGATGAACCTCGAATTTCCTCGGCGTATCCGGTCGCGATGAGTTTTCCGTCGTTGTTGTATCCCTCGGCGCGAAAGAGAACAAGGTCCCCGTCGTAGTAGTGGATAGACGTCAATATTTGCCCGTCTGGATATGCGGCCCACCATCGAATTAATCGTTCGTGAACCGTTTCGTAATTGTTGAGATCGAATCCCACGTTTAGCCTTTCGTCGTTTTAATCGGATTTTGGTTTAGTTAAACAAGCCGCCAGACGCGGATCGGGGAACAATGTCTCCGCCGGCTGGGTGAATATTCTCCCGTAAATGTGATTTTGTTTTCTTTGGCAAGTTTTGACATGATCGGACCTAATGCCCTTGGATCGTGGGCTTTGGTTGATCGATGAGAATCAAGCCAGTCGAATACGTCGTCGCTTGTAAACGTGAAGCGCATTCGTCCGACGGTTAGGACCGCGTTTCGGGCGTCTTTGCGGAATTCCTCGCGCGTGTTTTGGTCGATTATTCCCATGGCTTCGTCGCGTTCGCGGATAGCGTCAAAGATCGTCATTTGTTCGCTCATGAGTGAGCCCCTAACGCCTTGATCGCTTTATCGAGAACGGCTACTTCCCAGACCGGAAGCGGATCGCGGAGAATGTAGTCCGTTTGTATTCGTTTTAGGTCGCGGATTAGTGAGGCGTGAGGGTTTTTTGAAATGGCCATGATTTCGTCCATTAAACCCATGACGGCTTTTTGGTGGAGAACCATCGCGCGAGTTTCCTCTGATAGTTCGCCTTGGTTGAATGCTACGCCTTCGCTCATTTTGTCGCGCTCCATGGTCCCCAGCCGTAACCGTAACGATCTAAGCCGTAATTGTAAATTTCTAATCCGGCGCGAAGGTTAATCTCTGCCTGTAACAAGTCTTTTTTATGTTCAATGATTCCGCGCTCGATGAGCCATGGAGTCCAAAAACCGTTTATTTGCATAAGTCCGCGCGATCCTCCGTTCGGATCCTGTTTATTAATCGCGTTCGGAATGCAACGTGACTCGCGATAAATGATCGATTCGAGGACCGTTCTTTGGTCAAGCGGCCAACCGATATTAATTGCAAGCGCCGAAAATTGTTCGCAAGCCGAAGCGTAAGGATCGATGAATAGCGTCGAACTTGTTGTCGTTGTCGGCTCGATCAAATAAGGCGCTAATTCGATAGTCGTTTCTGTAACTTTTGGGACGTTTGTTTCCGGCATAACGGATATCCCGAAAAGCGCAAGAATGAACGTTCCGATTAATAGGAATGGGTTACTCATTTTTTCTCCAATGGATAAGGGACTCCCCACGATGAGGAGGCCGTTCTAAATGCGATTTGTCCCATGAGGTAATCGCCCGATTCGGAGTCGGTAAATATTTGGACCAGTATCTCTTGCCCGTTTTCCATCGATCCGATGTAAACGGAATAATTAACAATTTGAGGTCCGGTCATATCTAAAAGCCCTTCGTCGGTAATTCCGACCTTAGTCAAGGCGTGTTTAGTTTTGTGGGATTTCTCCGAAAACCTTTAGAAATGCGGCTTTTACCCAGATAACCGAATCGGCCGCTTGTGGGGTTATCTCGATATGAAACCAGTCTCCGCCGGGCGCTCCCGTGATCGTGTGCTTTGTGTATTTCTGCCATGACTGGCGATCACACCTCCAGCCGGCGCCGTGGGGTTTTGGTGCGTAATCGAGGACGGCTTGAATCCCAAGCTCGTTAGCGTGTTCCAAAATTTTATTTATAAACGCGAGCGCGTCTTTCCGATTCGCGTTCGGATTCTTTTCGGTTTTGCGATACGAAAGATCGACCGCTCGGCCGGTCGCGTGAACGCTTAACGTTCCCGGTTTTCCTTTGGCGTCTCTTTGGCCGTATGAACCATTATTGAAAAAAATTCCGTTCGAATGCGCGATCGCGAGTTTGATCCATGCGTCCATTCCGGCGCGCGGTTTAGGTGAAGGACCGTCGGCGTTACCGATGTAGTCCCGCGCGTTCGGGACGCCTTGTTTAGCCTTGGCTACTGTCACGGCCGAACGATGGATCTTTAGGATTCAACCAGCGCAAGATCGGCGGAATGATCGCGGCGACGCCGGCATTAACTAAAACTTTTGGATCGGTAATTCCCGACATATAAAGCGCGGCAACGGCTCCAATAAAAGATCGCAAATAGGAGGCGATCATGGCTTTGTCTTTTGGTTTCATTTGTGGTCCTCCAAGTGTCCGTCGAGTTTTGTTTCGATTCGGTTTAATGAGTCTCGGACGATCCCATGATCGGATCGGTTTTCTTTAATGATTTTATTGAGCAATATCCCGACCAGACCGAAGCCCCCACCGATAAGAGAAACCAGCACGCCAGAATCCACGACATTAGTCCGCGATCAAAGTCGGTTGAGTAAATGTTTTCGTTTCTGGGTCGTACAAATATCCCGAACTGGCGCAAGGGTTATCCCCACAAGTACAGTCAACCCACACGCCTCCAATGTTTTCTATTGCCCATAAATAATTTCCGACAATAACTTCTCCAACAATGTTGTTAATTATTTGCGCTGAATATTCGATCATTATCGGAACCTCACGTAAACCGCACCTTGAAACCCTGAGCCGCTATTTCCTGTATTACCGAGGCCACCGCCGCCAGAGCCGTATTGTGTGGCCGAAGTGGCGGCTACTCCGTCTTTACCGCCTGTTCCCGCTCCTGTGCTACCTGCGGCGCCTACGGTTCCACCGAACGCACCACCACCACCACCAGCGCACACAAAATAACTACTTCCAGCAATAAAAGCGCTTAAGTCGTAACCAGTCCCACCTGCACCGCCGTTAGCTTGACCTGCACCGCCAGCCGTCGCATAACCACCCCCACCGCCGCCAGCCGTAGTTGGTGAACCAAAGTTTCCGCCAGCGTTTCCTTGGCCCGGAGTCGCAATTCCTGCAAATGAATTGTAATTTCCGCCGCCACTACCAACACCAAAAGACGAAAAACGGCCCGATAGTTGGTTACCAAAACCGCCACCTAAAGCCACGACGTCACCAATACGGGAAATACTACCGACGTTGCCGTCACCGCTCGCTACTCCCGTTGCGCCTGCTCCGATAGTTACGGTTTGGTTTGCCGTTAAATACAAAGTATTCAAAATAAGCCCACCAGCCCCACCGCCGCCGCCGCCATAACTGGAACCGTTACGCCCACCACCTGATCCGCCCCCCGCAATAATTGCGACGTCAAATAATCCGGCTCTAGTTACCGTCAAAGTGCTACTAGTCGTAAATGTTAAAAGCGTGTAATTCACTCCGCCGACTGTGATCGATGAACTTGATCCGCCCGTCGCGGTTCCGTAACTTATACCCCCAGACGGAAAAAATATGGAGGCTGACGCCGACGTGAAATAAAGAGTGCCGCCTCCCCACTGCGTCAAAGCAAGACTTCCATTAACTGTAACCGTCGCGGTTCCGGCCGTGACCGTACAAGTTCCCGTCCCGATATTGATAATTTGCAAAGTATCCGAAGCATTAAAAAGGCCAGTATTGACCGTGATAGTCGTATTACTGGCAGAGTTCATTACGACGCGCGTTCCCTTGTCGGCGGCCGTAAGAACATAACTAGCGGTTTTAGTTGAAACGGTCCAGTTGTAATCGTTCGCTTGGAGTGTGTCCATTTGCGACGCGGTCAAAATCTGGTTCGCGACGAAATCTTGAATAGCCATATTTTTATCCTAAAACATTTAAGGCGTCGAGTTCGCCATATTGGAGCGAGTCCAGAATCAATTCGTAAACGATCGTCGTCGGGGAAGTAAAGAAGGTGACCCTGTGACCGGATAGGACGTTAATTTGGTGCTGGACGCCTTCGACCGCGAGTTCTTGGGCAAATTCGGTTGAGGTCGCGCCTTGCTGAATGGTCTTTTGAATGGTGATCGTGTCCCCGATATCGACGACGGCCGCGAGTTCGCGCTGGGTTTCGGTCAATGAAACGAAGCCGACGGAAACTTCCGTGAAGCGCGGTTCCGGATTAGGTACTAAAAGGTATTCGGCGAGGGCTAAGGCGGCCGCGTCGTTATGAACGAGCGAGTTCGTGATCGAGGTCGTCTGGATTAGATATTGGGCTTGCGAGGCGAGGTCCTCGGCTACTTGCGGGCTAGTTGCTCCGGCGTGTTGGACGGAAGCGCGGTTGACAACTTGATCCGCGTCGAATGCGATCCCTACAGCGTCGTATCCAGCCGTTCCGACTGCGCCGTTATCGTGAAAATCTATAACGGAGCCGGCGAGCGTGTTTCCGAGTCTTGGCTGGAAAGTGAAGTTTCCGTTTCGGTCGATAAAGATTCGGCCTTGTTCGGCTTGTTGTATTTGTCCGGCATAGTTCGCGACGGAAGTTCCGTTCGGTACAGTCCAAGCGTCCGCGCCTCCGAGGGTTACGGTTCCCGTTGAAATGTTTCTTGCGAGTGCTGGGAAATCTACTTCCGGAAGGTTCAAGAGATCGGTTACGCGGTCGCTTGAAAGTTGCTCGGAAACGTTCCATTCTGAAAGATACGTCTGGGCGAGATAATAGAAATCGTCCGCGCAATTAACGAAAACGCGATCTAGTTCTCCAAGCTCGAAAGAATAAGCGTAGGTCGTTATATAGCCTTTAAATAGAACTTCGTTTTCGCGGCTAAGGATTACGCGACGAAGCGGAGCGAGCCCCGGTTGATTATTCGACGGATCAAAATATGGTCCTTGATCGTCGAACGGATTAAAAATTCCTGTCGTGTCGAGCAATTCAAAAGACATAGTTCCGGCGACGATTCCTTGATCGCCGATATCGCGACGGCCACGGAAAACGGAAATATTTGTCGCTCCGTCAATTACCGAAGCGTAAGACGTTGAAGGTCCGAGAATGTCCTCGTCGAGAATTCCTTTTGTCGCGGAATCTAGAGTGAAAGAAACGTAATCGAATCCCGTGTCGATTAGAAGGTCATATTCGCCAGACTGAACGATCGTCGCCGACATTATGAAACCTGAATATTTGCTGGCCCGTTTGATCGGTTAAACGCGCGAATCGCATTAACGACCGACTGACCTATTTCCGCGCTTGACGCTAATCCGCCGTTGACGTTAATCGTGTAGTTCGCGCCCATTCCGCCGGCGCGGCCTAAAGGAATTACGGCCTCCGGACCTTTTTCGCCGATCATGGCAAGAGTTGGAGACGTGACGATTCCGCCTTCGGCAAGCATTGGAATATTAGGAACGCTAAATCCTTTTCCACCGAGTCCAGGAACCCACGACGGGAATTCGAAGGAAAGTTTTCCGATCGTGTTGTTCCATAGTTTCGCGATCGTGTTGAAAATTGTTTTATATACGCCGAGGACTGTTTGAACGTATGTCGTGATTACGTCAATACTTCCCATGACGACGTCTTTGATAAAACCGAAAACGTTATCGACTACCTTTCGGACGCCTTCAAATTTTGTGTAAAGAATCGCAAGGATCGCGATCACGGCCGCAATTCCAACGACGATAAGCCCAAGGGGGTTAGCGGTTAGCGCGGCGTTCCAAAGAAATTGAGCGGCCGTCGCGATCTGGGTTCCAAGAGTCCAGATTCGAATTGCGGCATTAGCGGCCAAAATGGCGACACCAATTCCACCAATGACGCCGGCAATAACAAGAAATGTCGTCGTGTTTTCTTGGGCCCATGATCCCATCGCGGTTAAAAGCGGAAGCGCCTTTTCAACTACTGGGATAAGCGCGGCTCCAATGTTTTCTTTTGCTTCGGCGATCGCAATTCCGAAACGTTTCATTTGTCCCTCGGCGGTTCCGGCGGCCGTAGCAGTAGCACCTCCGAAGGTTCCTCCGAGAACGTCCATAACGGTATTAAGGTCCGCGCCTTCTTTAATAAGGTTCGCCATTTCTGGAGACAATGCTCGAAGCCCTTTAAAGTTCCCTTGATACGCCTTCGCCAAAGCGTCCGAAACGCTCGTTAGATCGGCGCCCGTCGCGGTAGAAATATCCATCGCAAGGCTTAGTCCCTCTTGCGCTTGACCTAGGTCTTTTGTACCTCTCGCGAGTGAGGCCAGAGCGGGCCTTAAATCGTCGTCGGCGATTCCGGACGCCAGACTCATCTTTGAGATCAATTCCTCGTTAGCGGCGATCTGGGCGTCTGTGGCGGACGCGCTAATGGAAAGAGTTCGAGCGAGTTCGGCTTGGGCGGCTTGATCCTCCATCGCGGCTTTAGTCGCGCCTACAAGGGCAACACCTAAAGCACCGACCGCGGCCGCGGCTGGAAGCGCGGCTTTCTTAATGGCGAAATTCGCTTTAGCGCCGGCGCCTTCTAACTTTTGGAAATCGGCGACCGCGCGCTCGATCCCCTTCGGATTCCATTCCGAAACGATGGGGACGGAAATAGCCATTATTTATTCCCTAATTCGGCGCGCTTGTTAATTGCATATTCCATATCGGCGATCGCATCTTTGACGCCTTGCTCGACTTCTCCGATTTTGCTTTCTACTGATCTCCACATAACGCGCGACGCTCCACCTCGGTCCTTTTGTAGTTTACGGATAAGCGCGGTCCCCGATGGGGTATTACCAGAACCGGAGCGTCCAGCCATATCAAATATGGATCCGCCGGCAGAACCTAAAACAAGCTTTAAAAGTGGAAACGTGTTTGCGTTTTTGTCTCGAATGCGTGAGCCTTTAAACGTGACCTTGATCGAGCGTCGGACGGCTTTCGCGTCATATCCGAGGCGGCCCGTTACTTTCCAGCCTCCGCCACGTTTGCGACCTTTTTCGCCCGGTTCGATCGCGACTTCCGGAATGAGTGAGCGCGCTTCGGCGAGGATCGGCGCGGCGGCTAACTTCATTTTTGCTTGGGTTGCTTTGCGTAACGCTGGATCGATCGTTTTCAATAAGGCGAGCATTTCGGGAACGCCGTAAACCTCAATACGAGCAAGGTCGCCCATTTGGGGATTATATTCACGCGCCACGGCTTGACCTTTCGTTTGCTTTCTTTAAACAATAGATCACCGTCTGGAGGTCGCGAGTGTCAAAGGTTTCGGAATAAAATTTCGGGGCCCAGCCCAAGGCGACTAACAATTCGGCTAGTTGCCGACGGTAGCCGCCTCCGTAGGGTTTACGTCCGTTTTATCCTCCGAAGTGATAATCATTTCCGGATTCTCTTTTACCCATTCGCGCCAAGTGTCGGGAAGTTTTTCTCCGCGCATTTTAAGAGTGAGATAAGCCCAGACGGTCACTTCGGTCATTCCGAATCCGCGCCCATCGGACGCGCGACGATTCTCGATCCGTTCCCATTCGGTAATGACGAATAGGTTCGTGAAAACGGTTTCAATGTTTTCGCCGTCGCCTTTACGGTCAATGAATAACTTAACTTTCATTTTTGCTCCTTGTGTCGGGCCGAGGAACGGCCGTCGTTATGAGATATCGACTGAATATTCGCCTTGGGTGAAAACTAGGTCTATGGACTGAAGTTCTCCGAGGCTCGCGTTTAGGACTGGTAGTTCGGCCAGCAAAGTATCGGTCAAAGTAAAGCCCGGATTCGTCGGCGAGTTCACGCCGCTTGCCGGGGTCGCGATAATTGTCGTCTGGGTTCCGACTAATTGCGAAAGGACTTCATAGGTCGCGTTATCGCTGTAATCCATGTAAAGAGTTACGGTCGCTTCCTGGTTGCCGAGGCCCTTTTGACTCTTGCGGTCTGTCATTCCGAAAACCGTATTTTCCAGAACGTCGAAACGCCTAACCACGTTGGCGGCGGTACAAAACCCGGTCAGATTCACTCCGCCGATCGTGATAACTGGATTTGCTAGATATGAAGCCATGTTGAAATTCTCCTTCGTTCTTTCTTTACTTT